TAACTACTGAATTTTTAAATAAGAGAAATGAATCCTGTATCATTCAGATGGCCATTCAAGAGGCCATTCAGATGATCCCGATTCCTTCTCCTCTAAAAGAAAGTAGTAGTAGTGATTTAGAGATGTCCATTCACCCGCTCACTTCGTTCGCTGAGGACATCAATAAATTGTGTCTTTTGTGTCATTTGAGTTCAGTACTCACAGAATGTCCATCCCCAGGGACATTGATAGAGGGGTGGGAAGTGGATCTCACGTCTCGTGAGAGACGCTTCCCCTTTCCCATCCCCTGTATAAGTGTGTGATCAAAGCAGATCCGTTGATACCACTTGTGTCTTATGTTGAGACCCAGGTGGGAATGCTCCCCCGTTTACCGCCACCTCTTGCTGCCCTTCGTTGGTCTAGTGACAGCCCCATCACGAGGTGATCTGTGGCGCTCTGAGGGTCATCCAAGAATGTCTCAAGCAAGTCTTGCCAATCTTCCTGTCTACGGGCTTTAACGGCCTCGTAGGCGCTGATGGACATGGCATCTGTGAAGTACTTCACCCCCTGGGCTAGGGAGTCCAGTCGGTCATCGTGTTTGACTGCACCCTTCTCCCGACACATGCGGCTCATCTGGTAGAAGAGCATGTACAGCAGTCGTTCTTCTGGTGCTGCGTCTTTATTGGAGCTATAGTCCCACTCCACCACCCCTCGATCAACGATGAGGCGGTGTTGGTTCATGACGGGTTCTAGAGCATCAATGATTCGGTCTTCCTTACGGACATTTGCTCTGACTTCTTCTACGTCTATGGGTTGCTTGGTTTGTTGAAGGTGTTTTTTGAACAGTTCTGCGACGATACCGTCACCGAAGTTGGTTTCGATAAGGAGTTTAGTAACATTGTACCGCTTACACCCACGAAGGATGTCAAGAAGTGTATTGTCGCTATAACCGTCGCGATACGCTCGTACTTCGTGAACGTAGAGAAAGCCATTCTTTTGAGAGATATAGGTTGCTGCGGTTTCGTCACTACCTCGACCAGAGGGGTCTACGGAGCAGATGGTCTCGGTGTAGTCACTCCAGTCACCCTGAAGTTGCATGGGTGAATAGAAGTAATCACCAGGCAGTCCTACGGTGGGAAGATCTTTGAGAACATTGCGTGGATCAGAACACCACACCACAGCATCCGGTGCTTGTTTGGGGTTGACGGAGGTAACAATGAGATCGCTGAACTTGAGTGGGAACTTCTCAGCGTCACTCAACGTGGTATCCAGCATGAACTGCAACATAAAGTTGCTACGACCCATGGCTGCTTCCCGCTCCAACAGGTCATCGGATTGGAAACGGTCAGGGTCTGTAGGAGACCACTCCTCAGCACCCATCTCGATGTCTTCGACGATCTGTGGGGCTAACAACCCTTCGTATTGGGATAGTTTATCTTTTCTTGGATATCGAGATGGCCAGACAAATGGCCGATAGTTACGTTCGGCTAGCTTTCGGTAGATGGTAAAGGTAGTCTGTGGAGTGCCAAGGTACATAATGCGGCTGTCCTTCTTCGGTGTGAGGATGGACTCCGCTTCTGTACAAAGCTGAAGGAGCTTCTCTCGCATCATCTCGGTCATCGAGTTACCAGGCACTTCGATGTCATCGAGAATCATCAGGTCTGCACGAGAACCCGTGAGCTGACCTGTGATTCCTACGGACTTAACGGAGGGTGCTTGGTGAGGAGAGCAGTTCACGTCAAAGGAGATGCGAGACCACCGTGCATCATCCGACTTCGGTCTTAGATGACTTAGCCACGGGGTTTCAATGATCAGCTTCTGAAGGAAGATGGACATGTTATCTGCACGCTCTTTTGAAGCGGAGATGATCATGATCTTCTTTTCGGGGTTGTTGAACAAAGTCCACAGAACAAAAGCTCCAGTAATCCAGCTCTTACCGACTCCACGAAAGGCTTGGATCTGTAGTCGTTTTGGTCCCAACTGCAGGTAATCTGCAATGGCGTATTGAGCACGGGTTGGTGAGGGAAGGTCTAACTGCTGCCATAATGCCTGCAGAAAGAGTTTAAAATCATCCCGTAGGGCATTGAGTACGTCTTGAGCCATAGAGTATGTCGATACCAATATTATTAGAAGACCAGTACTTAGGTCCAATGGGTAGGTCAGGTTGCCACTGCTTGCATGTAAAACCACCCCTGTCGTGAACAAACAGCGGATGATCAGCTAGCAGTGAGTATTCAATCTCGCTACAACTACTAGGAATCTGTTCTTTCATCAATTCCCACAGTAGAAACTTTGACTGAACGTACCGAATCAGGAAGTCATCCCAGTCATGCACGTCATCACGACACCACTGGATGCGCTTCATACTGGTGATAATGTCGTCAAGGTCACGACGCACAAAACAGAACTGAACACCAAGGTAGACGTGCTGAAAATAGATATAGTTGTCCAACGCTTGGGGTAGTTGGAGGACACAATTGGTGTAGTCCTTACCCATCGTGAACTCAGATTCGTCCACAGCAGTTCGTTTTAAGTCTGCAGCAAGGATTTGAGTGGCAATTGTTGTACCGCTTCTCTGTGGGCCTGTAACAATGATCGGAGGGTAGTTAGCTGTGGGCATACCAAAAGAAGAAAAGAGAGGCCGTCCCGGGGCTTCCAGGGGCCTCTCAGAGTGTTTATTGTATTAATCCCAGTATGGATACTTCATATCCTCGTCAATCAGGTCATAAAGAGCCTGTGCATAGACAAGTTCTGGGTTAAATGGGAGTAGTTGCTCCTCAGCAACATCAATTTCTTGAGGAATTTGGTCATCCATCACGCCATACCCATACGACGACGACGCATTTGCTCAGCAATGGAGAGGGGCTTGCTGTTTTCTTTGGCCGTCTGGGCCGGAGTTTGGGTTCCACCGATGGATTTACCAGAAGCCGTCTTCTGATCCTGCCCACCGTAGCCAGGACCGGCGTAAGGCTTACCGTTAGAGGCTACATAACGGGACTTATCCTCTGGTTTAGAGGAGTTTGCTTCCCGCCGTGCTTTGACTTGGTCTGGAGCTTCGCCTTTTTTGTAACCAAAGGTCTTTTCGAAGAGGTTGCCACGGTAGTTCTTGTCCTGGTTCTTCATCCCGGCATTGGAGGCAGGACCAGACTGAGGACGTGGAGCTGCAGGACGCGAAGTACCACCACCACTCCGAGATTGAGTGGAACCACCCCCAGATTGGGTAGAGCCACGACGTTGGCTGGCAGTACTGAGCGGGTAATCTCGGTTCAGATCAGAACGCATCTGATCTTGACGTGCTTTGTTGACACGGGGTGTGGTTTGCCGCGCCTGACCTTGACCAGAGCCATCAGACTTGCCACCGGGGCCAGCGTAATCACCACGCTTAGCCTTGAGTTGAGCAGCACGTTGAGCAGGAGTCATGCTTCCACCACCACCGCCACCAACAACACGCTCGATGCTGCGGCCAAGTTGAGCACCACGAGTAACGATGTTGTCCTTAGGATTAAAGACGTTGCGTGCTTGATCAACAGCAGCAAGGGCCACGCCGACAGGCCCAGCCACTCGACCGAAACGGCCAGCTTTAGTAGCAGTTTGAGCGACACGAGTCATTGCACCACCTGGAGTACCCTTAGCAAGCGGACTACCCTGACGACCTTGAGGTAGTGCAGGGCGAGCATCAGAACGTCCAACGCGGTTAGGTCCAGTAGAACCTTGAGCTGCAGCCTTAGCTTTCGCCTCAGCACGGGATTGGCGAGTACCAGTGGAGACAAGAGCACCACCTTTTTGGCCAGGCGGTAAGGCAGGTTTGCCTTGAGTCTTTGGAATAGAACGTGGTGCAGGACGAGTAGGTTTTGTTTTAGATGCAGTCTGGAGACGCTGAAGGTCGGATGCAGAACTCCTTGCCGGCAGAGCAGGCTTAGAAGTACCAGTTACTTTTGCAGATCCAGAAACAGCACGTTGGCTAGCGTTCGTGACACGAGCACTAGAGTTTTTAGCGCGAGTATCATTACTGGTGGGCTTAGCCGTAGAAACTTTTGCCCGATTATTACGACCTTTGTCAGTAGTTACCGGCTTAGCTGCCTTACGCTTACTACGATTAGAAGAAGAGGTAGGAGTTGCCATAATTAATTAATCCAAGAGAGAATAAGCTGTTCTTTGTTGGGGTTTTCGCCGAAGGTGGCTCTCATCCATTGGAGCCAGTTTTGACTTCCCTTTGCCTGATTACACGATCTACAACTGGGCACAAGATTGGATGTAAGGTCAGAGCCTCCAAATGCTTTAGGTCGAACATGATCAAGAGTGAGTTCATTAGCGTCATAAGTTTCTCCGCAGTAAACGCATTGACAATTGAAGTGCTCTTTGATGGCTTTACGCCAGAGCCGCTTTGCTTCAGGACTTGTCATGGTTATTAGGTTTTGGAGATAGTGATCAGGCGAGGGAAGAAGGGGAGTCATTACCGTTTAGCGTTCGTCTTACGTGCTCCCTTTGCACGGTTAGCTTTACGTGGAACAATCTTTAGGTTCTCACGGGAGTTATTCATTGGGTTGTTATCTTTGTGGTCGACTTCATAGCCACTAGGAATGTCACCCATTGATCGACGTGCTCGTGCTCGTGCTGCATCTTGTTTTTTATGAGCACGACGGTATGACTTTAGATATTCAGCACGTGCTTTATACTCTTTTTTCCAGTCGCGTGCCATTCAACCGACTCCGTACTAGTTCAGGATCAACCTTGGGAAGTATGTTCACAAGTTGATCAAGAGGGGAACCTTCCATTGCAACACCAGTTATGTCATTCTTTGCAAGCCAATCACAGGCTGCCTTTAGATCTGCAGTGGATGCCTCACCAGATTTGATACGGCTGATGAGTTCTGCAGTGACAAGGTTATGGAGTTCGTTAAAGGTATCTTCTGTAGCCTTTACTTGTTTAGCCATTTCTCAAAACAATTTGATCCAGCTTATTCTCAATGCGGATCATGTGATCCTCCATCTTTTGAAGTGCTGAGGATAGTTCTTCACGTTGCACGTATTTCTCAGCAATACGCAGCTCGACCTGATCAATGCGTTTGTCTACATCAGAAATACGGTTATGCATACGTGAATGCAGTGCTACAACTGCTGTGAAGACGGCAATAGTGCCAGATACGGCGGCTTCAATCATGTTCCCGCAAGATACGAATTAGTTTGTCCGCATAAGCGGGATCAGTGGCGTATTTCTCGACGACAAGAAGGCGAGCACATTCCTCAGCAGATACTGCACGGTTGACGCCTTTGTAGTTCTTGTAGTCTCTGTACCACTTGTTGACGAGATCTTGAACGCACTCAAAGAGTGATGGGTAGTCTTTGAACCAAGCGTCGGTTTTAATCTCCATACCACCGACAAATTCAGTGGTGCGTTTGAGGGTGCCTTGGCCTTCGGTTCCTTTGATGCCGAAGTAGTTGTTCTTACCAGATGTGTGCTTGCCGTAGCCACTCTCAAGAGCCCACTGAGCAGCCACTACGGAGGGATGCTTGCTGCCTGCAGCAGTTGCAGCAGCTTTGACACCAGCCCAAGTGTTGTCGTAGGTAGCTATTGGTCGCGTCTGCTGCACCGGCCTGAAGGTCATGAACCAACCAGTCCCTGGACCTTCAACTTCCCAACGCTTTAACCAGTTACGCCAGGTGTATTTGACACTCTTACCACCAGAGCCAACTTTGACGTAGCCACCGTTGACGTTATCCATCTCACCGTATGGATCGTGGAAGATACCGTGTTCTCCATCATCACCAATCAGAAGCATCCAATGGCCACCACCAACAGGTTTGGAGACGTGACCTTTGTGGAGGATGCCAACAGCTACGGGATAGCCGGCCTTTATTTCGTTGAGGAGTGTCTGTCTGGTTCCTTTCTGGTAGAAGGAAGCAAAAACACCGTACTGCTGACAGGCCTTGATTTGACTGGTGGATTGAGTTGTATCACCGTATTTGAGAACTGTTCTCAAGTAATCATCATCTGCATTACTACCCTTCAGAGCATCAGGACGGAGATACTTGATGGCCATCGCACATGTCGATGAGAAGCACATCCGATCTCCGTGACCTGTTGCACTGTCGGTTTGTGGGTAGTACTGCTTAACGTCGAGCAGTACCATCGAACTACTTCCCCTTCAATGCACGACGGAAGCGGCGAACCTTATCGTCTTCAGTACGGGTCTTACTGAAGTATGCAGCCGCCATAGAAATGACTTGAGTCACACTGTTGGCACGACGCTTCTTAGTCATGCCAAGGTACTCAGAAGTAATAAACAAAGCAAAAAAGGCCAAGGTCTCATAAGAAACCTTGACCCCAAGAATGGTGATCATTGGATTTATTCAGTAGGAGGTTGATCAGCAGCAGGTGTTACGGGTTCATCTTCAGTAGGCCACTCACTGAATGACGAGCTTGTCACATAAGCTGCAAGTTCATCAGTACTGGCGGTAGCTTTGATAGCGTCTTCCTTGGTGTTGGACATGTCCCGAACAGCAAGGCGGTACAGAAGAACAGAACCTGGAGTTTGCTTACCAGTTTCTGCTTGACGAACAATGAACCAGTCACTCTGGGAAAGCAGAGAGCCAGCAGTTGCTTTGACCTGAGCTGTCCACTGTTCGACAAGCTGGGTATGGTCTTTTGGATTACCTACACCCCAATAGAACCGTTGGTCGTACCAAGGCTCATCTTCGGCCTCGGTAATTCCAATCGCTTCCCGTTCCTCTACCGTAGCTAGTCGTAACCAGTTTGCTGGGTACTGAGTACCATCTTCAGTTTTAAATGCCGCATCCAATGGGATGGGCTTTCCGTTTAGCAAGAACATAATAGTTATCGTGCGCGGGCGTATTGGAAGGGCGCTTCCGCGAAACATGCGTAGACATATGTGCCGGCACTTGCATTAACAGAAGCGTCCGTGCTTCGGAGTTTGAATCCATTGCTCACAATGTCCGCCAGATCCGCAGTGCCTTCAGCGTCTGCAGTGTTTGGATATAGCGGATCATTGTCGACGTTATAGCCTTCGCGGGCTGCATCTATAATCGTCCAATTTCCAGTGGAATCAGTGCGCTTGATCATGATCCAGCGTGGGCGCATGTTGGTGAACACCATCGGCCCATCTGCGCTGCCGTTGCCGGTGTAGGAACCGAAGGCGCTGTAGCCCGCGACTGGGGCGAAGGCGTAGCAGACAAATCCGACAGCACCTGCAGCAGTCCACCCCGATCCAATGTTGACTATCGAATTTGTAGGAGAGGCTGAAAAGACAGTCGAGTCATTAACTTGAGCAGCAGTTGAATTTAACAACAAATAGTGAGTGCCGCTTGACAGTGAGGTGTGCCAAACTCCCCAGTTTGAGACTGCTCCTCCAACCTTGTAAATAAAGAATGAAGGGGCAACTCCTAAGCCGTGACCTATCGAAAAAGATCCAGAGCTTGGTTGGGTTCCGGTGATAATCGAAAACCCCGCACTGGCATTAGCCCGCACCTGCGACGAGATGGTGCCAGCGGTGTTGGTGACGGTGCTGCTGCCGGCATCCCAGGTCCAGGCAACGTAGGTATTGCCGGACTTGTTGACATGTACCCAATCATCAGAACCTGTGCCACTTTTATCCAGACTGAACCCCGTCGAGTTAGTGCCGCTGATATAGCCTGCCCAATCTGGCAGGTTACTTGCGTCTCCTTCTACAAAGTTACCCGAAGAGGATAGTTTCTTGGCGGTCGTAAACCCTCTAATGGAATCCTGAATAACGTGGTTTTTAGCGTCGCTGCGTATTTTGATCCAGATCAAATCAGGATCAAAGTTCAGACCAGTCAGGGTGCGTGTTGCGCTGTTGCCAGTCCACAAAAGCGTGTCCATCACCGTGGAGGGCTTGACGATGGTGGGTGCGGGCAGGTTTGCCGTGCAGAGCGCCTTGAAGCCGCTGGGGGCGGTGTAAGCGAAGGGGCGTTGGCCGAAGTTGGCGATTATTCTTCCACTCCCGCCTGTGCCTGAGGCAAAGAAGTGAGTGCCAGTTAGGCTCGTATAAGCAGGTGAGGTATTGGTTGCCGGATTAGGACTGCCTGTTCCCTGCCAAGTACCGTTTTTAGAGAACCATATTCCGCCATTGTCTAAATCGAGTGCAACTCCAATAACATCGTTAGCAGTGTATGTACTTACTGTCTGGCTATTTACCCCATCTTTGTAGAATCTACCTAGGACAGCCTCGTAACCAATACTGCCGGCTTGTCCACCCGGCCAACTATTGAGAATGGTGTACGGCTGGGTAGTAATCCCCGCTACGGCGTCATTACCCAAGACTGCTACCGTGAACTCGGCGTACCATTTACCTGAACTTACACCAATAGTGCTTATACCTGATTCGTACGCACCTGCGGATGTCGCTGCAAGGTGTTCAAGGTTGCCATTGGAATATGTCGAGTTAGCGGCCTTAAATAAGGCGTTATAGATTGCATAATTCCCCCTCACCTCACCGCCCACGCCGGTGTCGGGTTCGCTGCCGTTGGTGGGTACTTCTACGAGGGAGTCGTTGCCTGCACCAGCGGTGACGCTGAGATTATTCGGCGTCCAGTTGTTGCCGTTCCCGGAGCTGTCTTTACCCAGCGTGGTGGCAGTGGCGGCAGAGTTA